AACAACGCCGGGGTTTTTCTGACCAACAAAGGGAACCGCTTTGATCGTGCGTTGAATGATTTGCCTTGAAACCTTGTCACCGTCAACATTCTTTTTCTTCTTGAAAATATTGTTGATGACTTCAGTTTCAGGCGCTTTGATACTTCCAAGAACCTGAAGCAATAGTGAAGGCTTCAAGATTTTGGCCGCATCCATATTTGTTACAACATAAGTCATTTGAAGCGCTCCTTTCTAATCAACCAAGTTGATGTTTTTCGCGCGCAAGTCATCAGACAAGATTAACTTGTTAGCCGCACTTAAAGGCGCGCCGGTATAGCCAAGCGCCGCAAAGTGAACTGATGCGCGGATCGCAAATGAAAGTTCAACAACGGGCGTTGGTGTTGTATTATCTTCTTTGATCTCACTTATCACGCCAAGAATCACAAGCGCGGCGTCAGTGGGATCCCATTTTTGATGTTTGTCACTGTCATCAGACTTGCGGCAAAGAACGTCACCAACCGCCGGTGTGTATCCCGCGGTTGCCGCGTCAAGAAACACCGCAAGCGTTTCAAGCGGCGTGCCGCCAACAAACAAATCATAGTTCATTTCTAATGAACCAAGGTCATTTTTGCCATTGAAATCAGTCATGGTTCAATTCTCCTTTAGTTTGTCAGCGCGTCAATGGCTTCATTTCCTGACCATTGACTCTTCAGTTTGAAATCATCTTCAGGCGTTTCAGTCAGTTCACCGGGTTGAATCCTTGGTTTCAATTCCTTGAACACGCCGGTCAATGCGTCAAACAATTCACGGTTGACGATCCCGCCCTGGTAGTGTGCGTCATACGCATCAAGCGCGGTTGATAGCGTTGCGCGCGCGGTTTCGGTAACACCCTTTTCAGCGGCGGCGTTCAGAATCATTTCTTTCAATGATTTGAACTCGCTTGAAAGGCGTTGCACTTCAGCCGTTTTGCGCGCTTCATTGTCAGCTTTTAGCTTTTCATTGTCAGCGCGCAATTCAGCCATTTTTTGATCCTGTTCAGCTTTAAAAGCCTCAAAATCTTTAGGATCCATTTCATGACCTTTCTTTTCTTGCGGTTCACTTTTCAAGTTCACCGCGGGTTGTTCTACCTTGGCCGGTTTTGGCGCTGACTGAACCAACCAAAGCGTTTTTTTGTCTTCATTGTTTGCGCTGAAACATTCAACGGTCATTGAATGACCTGAATGTTCAACAATAGAAAAAGCCTGTGAATCAACTTCTTGCAAGTCTTTGAACGCCGCGCCAACACTACCAAGCAAGGCAAGGTGATCCATTTGCCAACCGTCTTTTTCTGTTTTGAATATTCCAACTGACCAACCGGGAAAATCACCGGCTTTGTATGCGTCATCAACTTCAGGTTTCAGATTGACGTCAGCCAATAAAAAACCGTCTTGATCTTTTCTCAAATTGTCAAACCGGCCCGCCGCCGGTTTAGAATCATCAAACCAACCCATTGCGGCAAGATGACCAACGGCAACTGGAAAGCGGGAACCTTGCCCGCTGTTATTGATGATTTCATCAATCATCTTGGCCGTGATTTTTCGTTTGTCGTCAACTTGTTTTGGGTAAAGCAATTGAAGAGTTCTTTTTGTAGACATTTTCAACACTCCTTTAAAGTGTCACCTTGCTTGAATTCCATTGAATTTGCAATTATTAAATTCTGACAACGTACTAAATAGATCTAATAGCGATCCGTGAGTCCATAATCATCATTCACAAAGGTTTGTGAACTTTCCATAATATGATCATTTGTGTCAGCGGCGGTGAATTCTGTGATTCTTTCACGGTCAAGCTTGAACCAGATCCGCATATGCATTGCGTCAGCAAAGTCAGGTGAACGGCCAAGCCCGGCTTTGACTTTTTCTTTGGGCAAAAGATAAATCTTGCCGTCTTTGTCAATGCGGTCACGCTTGATCCAACTTAATTCAGCGGCAAGTTCTTCACGGTGTGAATCATCTTCAATGTATATCTGATTTGCGTTCACCATTTTTGCCAATTCAAAAGATGTTTGGGTCTTCAAATTTGCGTAATTCTCTTTTAATGGTTCAAGACCGTCAGGCGTTTCAACTTCACGTTCAATTGGTCTTGACCCGTTGTGAAATGGGATCGCACCTTCAAGGTATGATTCAAGGTATTCACCAAGCCCGTCAGAATCAAAGATGATATTTGACCGCGGGATCTGATAGTGTTCAGCAACTTCTTTTATTTTGTTTTCAATCCCCTTGCCCGTTGCTTTTGGATAGGAGAATATTTTCTTGACCCTGAAGCCTGACCAAACAAACAAAGTGAACAGATCAGATCCAAGCATTGCAAGATCCGCGGTCAAGAACTTTTCTTCACCTTCAGGCACAAAACTATTAGACCAAAGATCCTGAATCTTGTTGAACTCCATCAAGCGCGCCGGGTCACTATCATAATCCCAATTACCAAAGAACAAGCGTTGTTTGTCAGCTTCAGGCAACCGTTGAAGCTGAAGCAAATACTTTGTATCTAACCAAGGATTATCAACCGCCAACATTGGAACAAAAGCCTGATACTTTTTCAGCGTGCCTTTCTTCCAAGGCTTGTAATAGGTTGAATAAATCCAACCCTTGTGAGGGTTGCAAGTCATCAAGATCCGCCCGCTGTAATTGAATTCTTTGTTCTTCCAACGGTTGACCCTGATTGAAAGTATATCTTTGACTTTGCGCGTGACTTCGCTTGCTTCATCGATTGCCGCCGCGGTCAGTTCTAAAGATCCAAGTTCTTCAAATTCAGGATCGCTTGGCTTGTATGCCAGATCCATCAATAGAACTTTTGAACCGTTGACAAATTGAATGAAGTTGTCTTGAAGGTTCAAACGATAGTGCGCGCCCTGTTTGATCCCTTGCTCCTTGCACACTTCAAGGAACGTCACAAGGGTTGTTTCTTTCAACCGCTTCAGTTCATGCCGCCCTATCAGCAAACGCGCGCCGGGATACTGAAGCGCAAGTTTCAAGATCCAAAAACAAAGGATCCTTGACTTGCCGCCGTACGCACCGCCGCCCGCAAGTATTTCAGTGATGTCATCACGTTCAAGGAGTTCAAGAACATATGATTGCTTTTTTGAAAGCTTCAATTGTTGTCACCTTCCAATTGCGGCGGTTCAGGCGGCGGCAATGCTTTAATTGATTTGCGTTCAGCCGCGGTCAGTTCTTGCCGAAATTCATTCCAAATGATTTTCAGTTCATGATCAGATTTTATTTCTTGCTTGTCTTTCCATTTGTCAGGCGCAATGTTTTTCAAAATGAAAATTTGTGCGTTGACACTTGGCTTGACCCGCTTGGTTTTCGTCACCGTTTCACTGAAATGATTGCCCTTGCCGTCAGTCCCTTCAACTTCAGTTGTTTCAGTCCATTCATGTAAACCAAGCGCACATTCATAAAGCTTGTTTTCGATCACCGCTTGCGCCGCCAACCAACCTTGCGTGATTGCTTCATCAACCGCCGGGAACCGTTGCCGCCAAATTGACAAATGCTTCACGGTGATCCCGCATTGTGCGGCTATGTCAACCGCTGACGTGCCTTCCCTTGCCAGTTTAGTTATCAAGGGTATGTGAAACGCCGCTTTGAAAAAGACGGGCACCGCGGCGGGTATGGCGCCGGTGACGGGATCCGGTAACACGTCACCGTTTTCATTGATGACAACGGTTTCAGGGTTTTTTTTGTTGGTCATGGTCTTACCTCTAACACGGCATTTTAACACCAACCGCGCCAAAAATCTTTGTCAAAATGTCACAATTGTCAAAATGCCAATTCAGTAAAGATGTAACTACTTGAAATCATTGATGTTTACACCGTCAACATTGGCCCGTTGGCCTATCCAAAAAAACAGGCCAATACGGGAAACCCGCACCATTGCTGATTAATATCACCACAATGGCCCGTTGGCCTATCTAACTACTATTGGGTAAAAATATTAATTAAAGAAAGGGAAGGGCCGCACGCGCGCGCACGCGCGCACGCGTATAGGTAGAGTGAAAACAACAGGCCAATGGGCCAAAATTTCTATAGGCCAGTAACGGCGCGGGTTTCCCGCTGGCCCGTTGTTTTTCAAGACGGGCCATTATTCGATGATTACGGTAATAATACCGTAATGATGGATCGTTAATTATCATTGGGCTTCAGTTTTTTCACTGATTGAATCAATGAACCTATTTCATCATGATGATTGACGTTCATCAACGCAAACAACCCTGATAAATAGGCGAGTTCAACAATAATCATTGACGTTGATTCAATGACGCGCGTTTGAATTTCTTTTTCAGTCATTTCAGCCAGCGGTGTCGGTGTCAGATTCTTAGCCATTGCGCACCGCCTGACCGGTTCTGATTTTATCGCCAATGTATTTGAACTCTTCACAATGACCGTCAGGCGGCATTGCGTCACCGGTTTCAACACACTTGCCGGTGTCGGTGTCATAGTCTGAACAAAGTTCACACTTTTCAGTTTTCATTTGTTTCTTGATTTGGTTCATTCGTTTTGCTCCTTTTGTTTAATTAGGGTTTCACCAATCCTTTTGACAGTTCATGAACCGCCAATGTTTTTAGTTCTTGCCATTTATCGCGCACACTGTCAGCGCTTTCAAGGTTTTCAAGAAGCGCGCCTTTTCTGATCATGATGCGGCGTTTTATACCAGCAACGAAAATGCGCCCGCTTGGATAATCGCGCTTGATTGCCGGGTGAATATCGAAACCAAGGTTTTTCAGAACTGACGCGGTTTTCTTGGTGCTCAGTTTCTTGCCGTTGCGGTTCAAATAGTCGGTTGCGTCTTGTACGCAAACAAGACCGCCTTTAAAACCCGGCTGTTCACTTTCGATTGCCTCTAATAGCATGTGTTCAGCAACGCCTTGTGATTCAATCAGGGCTTCAGCGGTTGACGTTGTTTCAGGCGCTTCACCCTGAAGGTCAGTTTTAATTTCACGCCGGGCAAGATAGTCAGTGAATATTGCATACCCGCCGTTTTCAAGCCAACTGATTAAATTTCTGAAATAGGCGTTGGTCATGCCGCAAAGTTTCTTGTCGTCAGCGTCTTGTTGCGCGGTATA